TGATAGATGCTTGGCAGTTGGGTGTAAAAACTCTATACTACCAACACTCAATGAATTCAGCACAGGCTTTCGCTCGGAAGAAATTGAACTTGAATGACCTTCAATGTGTGGCTTGTGAGGCATAAAGTTTAAATTAGATACTTAATGTATGAAAAACCCGTCATTTTATTTGATGGGTTTTTTTGTTTCTTAAAAATAAATGAAAGTTATATTTATCTGATATGGCAGATGGAGTTACTTATGGTCTCGTATTCCCTTTTGAAGATTCGACACGAGGGGACTATTTGTTATTGACAGAAACCCAATTCCAACAAATACGAAGTGATTTGATTCATCTTTTATTAACAAAAAAAGGTTCCCGATATTACTTACCTGATTTTGGAACCAGATTGTATGAATATCTATTCGAACCCTTTGATGGTCTTACTTTTGACGCAATTGAGTCAGACATACGAGACAGTGTGTCAAGGTACATGCCCAATTTACTTATCAATAATATTACGATAGAACCAGCAGACCCTGCGGAGGAGGTTGAATTGGCGAGAGGTAAATCGATTCCTTATGAATCAAATCAATACATTTATAAAGTTCCTGGTAAGGGGACCTCAGAGTATACAGCAAAAGTAAAAATAGATTATGCGGTAGATAACTCAACTTTTGCACAGAGTGATTTCATCATATTAAATATTTAACAATATATGGCCAACAACAGAATTTCATATACCGCTCGAGATTACGAGAGTATTAGAGTTGAATTACAGAATTATGTAAGAAACTATTATCCTGATTTGATTCAGGATTTTAACGATGCTTCTGTTTTTTCGGTATTTTTAGATTTGAATGCGGCGGTTGCAGACAACCTTCACTATAATATTGATAGAAGTATCCAAGAAACCGTACTTCAATATGCTCAACAGCGTTCCTCGATTTATAATATTGCCAGAACTTATGGTTTAAAAATTCCGGGACAAAGACCTTCTGTTGCCCTTGTTGACTATTCTATTACAGTTCCGGCTTTTGGTGACAAAGAAGATGAAAGATATTTGGGAATTCTAACTCGTGGTTCTCAAGTATTCGGTGGTGGAATTGCTTTTGAAAATCAAAACGATGTAGATTTTGCATCTCCCTACAATAGTTCAGGATACCCTAACAGACTCAAAATTCCTAATTTTGATGCCAATGGTAACCTTATTAACTACACAATAACCAAGAGAGAACTTGTTGTTAATGGTTTAACAAAAGTTTTCAAGAAAGTTATTAATGCCAATGATGTAAGACCATTTTATGAATTGTTTTTACCTGAAAAGAATGTATTGGGAATAACCAGCGTTCTTTTGAAACAAGGGACTAATTACACTAATGTACCTACAGCATCTGAATTTTTAGGTTTGGACAATAGATGGTTGGAAGTAGATGCCTTGGCTGAGGACAGAGTATTCATCGAAGACCCCACCAAAGTTTCTGACCAGCCTGGTTTGAAAGTAGGAAGATATGTACAAACCAATAATAGGTTTATTTCAGAGTATACTCCTGAAGGATTTACCAAAATGACTTTCGGTGGAGGAACTACTTCCGCTCAAGACCAATTGAACGCATTCACTAATTTAGGTACACCTATTAACATCCAATCATTAAGTAATAACTTCTCATTGGGTTCCACTTTAGCACCCAACTCTACACTATTTGTTCAATACAGAATAGGTGGTGGTTTGGGTACTAACCTCGGAACAAATGTTATCAACCAAATTGGGACTGTTTCATTCTTTGTTAATGGACCTTCACAAACTATTAATAGTTCAGTAATCAACTCATTGAGATGTAACAACCCAACCGCGGCAATCGGTGGGGCTAATGTCCCTACAACAGACGAGGTAAGAAACTATGTAACATTTAACTTTAGTGCTCAGAAAAGAGCGGTTACAGTTAATGATTATGAATCTATTTTGAGAAACATGCCAAGTCAGTTCGGTGCACCTGCAAAGGTTTCGATTACTGAAAATAATAACAAAATTTTAATCAACTTATTGTCTTACGATACTTCAGGTAAATTAACCAACATTGTTTCAAATACTCTTAAACAAAATGTTGCTAATTACTTGTCAAATTATCGAATGATTAATGATTACATTCAAATTACCACAGCAAATGTGATTGACTTAGGTGTCGATGTTTCTGTAGTGTTGGATACTACACAAAATTCAGGACAGGTTGTCTCTGAAATTGTTAATAGAATTTCTGATTATTTTAATCCTTTATTGAGAGAACTTGGACAAAATGTTTATTTATCACAGTTAAGAACCATAGTTCAAAATACTACAGGTGTCATTACTGTTTCGGATATCATTATCGATAATAAAGTTGGTGGTCAGTATTCCTCTTCGGAAACCTCGATGCCATATTCGGACCCTGAGTTTAGAATTATCCGTCCTGTGGACGATACCATTTTTGCAGAACCGAACCAAGTTTACCAAGTTAGGTATCCACAAAAGGATATTGTTGTAAGAGTCAAGAACCTACAAACAGTATCTTTTTCTTAACAACTTTATTTAATTTCCCAAGAAGGTATATTTGATTTAGGAAAATCTGTGTTTATAAAAAAACACAATAAATATTTATCATTAAAACCTTAGATGGGACAATCATTAAGAATTAAAACAGAAGTCGGTGTTGATAGAAACATCAGTTTCCAACTTGACCAAGATTTTGAGTTTTTAGAAATTCTATCGTTACAGATTCTTCAAAATGATGTATTCCCAAGAGACTGTGCTGATTATGGTGTTGTTGTAGGTCGAGTTGTTGCCAACGGTGGACTTGGTATACCAAATGCGAAAGTTTCTATTTTTATTCCGGTAGATGAAGTTGATTCTTTGAATGATAGGATTGTTCAGGTATACCCTTATACTCAACCAAATGATAAAAATGATGATGGATATAGATTTAATCTTCTCCCTTATTTACAATCCTATTCAACCCATGCCGCAACAGGAACATTCCCATCTCGTCAGGATGTTTTAAATGACCCCGTCGTGATTGATTTGTACGACAAGTATTACAAGTTTACTGTCAAAACAAATGAGAGTGGGGACTTTATGATTTTGGGAGTTCCTACAGGTCAACAGACTATAGTTTTAGATTTAGACTTAAGTGACATTGGTGAGTTTTCTTTGACCCCGCAAGATTTAATTAGAATGGGTCTTGCAACAGAATCACAAGTTGCTGGAGATAGGTTTAGGAGTTCTACCGACTTGGACAGTCTGCCACAAATTATTAACATAACCAAAACTTTTGAGGTCTCACCTTTTTGGGGAGAACCGGCTACTTGTCAATCTTCAATTAGTAGAATAGATTTTGATTTGAGGGATGAGGCGAATGTGGAAATTCAACCAACATCAGTCTTCATGGGCTCTCTATTTTCGACAGGTGATGAATATAAAATTGCAGCACCTCTTGGATTTGGAGATAATCCCCCCTCAATATTGACTGCGGGATGTAAACCCAAGGATAACATGGGTAATTTGTGTAATCTTGTTGCGGGTCCTGGTCAAATATTAGCGGTAAGACAAACCATCGTTCAAGATTCTCAGGGTAGACCAATATTGGAACAATACCGTTTGGAAAACTCAGGTAATGTTATTGATGAAAACGGTACATGGTTAGTCGAAGTTCCAATGAACATGGAGTATGTGACTACTAGTGAGGATGGACAAAGAATATATTCAAGAGACCCAAGAGTTGGTATTCCAACAAAAGGTAAGTATAGATTTAAAGTAAAATGGCAACAAGCCCCAACCGACACTGAGCCCGTTAAGAGAGGGTATCATTTATTGCCGAATGTTAGAGAATGGGGATGGAGAACACCAATTATTGACCCCAACTACTCGAATGCACTAAATACAAGTCGAGAGTTAGCGAGTTCATATTATTTTGGTGTGGAATGGACAGGATATACCGATGCAGAATCTGCCACAGTATCAAATCAAAAACTCCATGCAGCAATCAACTGTGAAGATACTTTTTATGAATTTGGGTAGA